TTAGAGGGTCTGCTACCTTATCTACCTTAGCTTTGTTGAAGATGTCGGTTGTAGTTGATTCAAAAAATACTGGTACTTTTTCAAACCCGAGATTTTTATACGCTTGAAGTCTATGATGCCCATCCATTATACGAGTAAACCCAAATCCATGCGACCCTACAATTATTATTGGTCTTTCTCCTTTTGATATTTTATCTTCCCACTTCTTGACTGTTTCAGGCTTTAATGCTTGGTCTATTTGTATTGCTTTCGTATCTCCAAATTCATTAACATCAACTTCAATAGCATGGTCTTTAAACTTTAAATAACTACTTCCTTCTGCTTCTGGAATAATAGCACTCTTAAACTCCTCAACCGTCTTAAACTTCTTGGCTTCCTCGATTAGGGGATCAACAACCGGAGCAATAGCTTCAGTCGTATCTAAATTAGAATCACTAGCAATAATCTCAGTTAAATTATCAGCTTCATTCGTAACTTGCTTTGATACAGCCTCAATCATTTTATCTACTTCAACACCTTTCTTAGAAGCTTTATCCATTGATTTTTGTATGCCTGCTACCGGAGAAAAACCGCCAATCACACCACCACTAATCGCACCAGCGATAAAAGACTCAACGAGATTAGCTGTAAGTTTGCGAGTATCATCATAGCCAATCTTAGCAACTGAATCTTTCCATAAACTCTGTAACACTTCCTCAGAACCTTCTTGGATAGCACCTCTAAACGCTCTTATAGGTAACGCTCCACCCTTCATAAATCCTGTTAATGGAATAGATTCTAAAAACGATAGCGCCAATGTATTGACAACAAATGTCCCTAACGCTTCGCCCTCACTACCTCCAAGCTCTCTTTGGATATTATGTTCTTCAGCAGCCTCAAGGCTTCCTAATAACGCTGCACCTGCTGTTGGTGATTTTGTCGCAGCCGTGATCGCGGCAGCTAATCCTAACATTGGAACGCTCTGAATACCTAAAGCAACTGCTCGCGTGAAAGAAGGATTCTCCATAAACGAACCTCTGAACAATTCAGGATCAGGTGCTTCAATTCCTGTGTAAGCTGCTTCAATCCAATTAGCTTGTAGTCGCTTACTTGTATCTATTGCAGAATCCATATTCATAACAATCTTATTATTCTCTGCTATTCTTGCAGTTTGTTCAGGTGTCCTTCCTTCGATACTTCTCCCGAATACAGCACCTTCTTCAGCTAATTGTTTTTTTGCAATTCCTCTTATCTGATCTTCAGCAACTTGTACCAACGCTTCAAATTGAGCAGGTACAGTTTCAATCGCTCTAGGCAATGCCTTTGCAGATTCGCCTAAAAAGAATTTAACCTTTTCTCCAAACCCTCTGTTTACAGACTTCTGCACTTCAGGAGTTTCCATAGCCATTACTTCATCTAAGCGGTAGCGTTTAGGTTGTTCTTGTGGAACTGTTTGTATTGCTTCGTTTAATCTCATTTATTAGGTTTCTCCGGTCTTACGTCAGGTTCTCCGTCAGGGTAATATCCATGAACATACATCAATCCTAAAGGAGTATTAACAGAATCACCAACAGAATATTTTGACCTATCAGGATTCGTTCTTATCTGTTCATTCGTAACAGCATCAGCCTTAGCCTTCTCAGGCTCAACACCTTCAGCCATACCAGCGAAGAAGTCATACGTCATGCGATCAGCGTCCATCTTTTTCTTTTCTTCTTTTGATAAACCCTCTGTTGACTTATCAAATTCTTTCTTCTCTTGTGTTTGAAACCAACCTATTGTATTTTGAATCCAATTATCTCTTACATTGTCACCTGCTTCATAAGCAGCTTTAAGAACAACATTTATTTTATCTTCTGTTAATTTTCCTTGAGTGTTACGTTCCATTAATCTAATCGTAGCTGCTTTCTTCTTATCATTATCAGTTGCTTCAAAAACAGCTTTAGAATATCCTGCTAAACCTGTATATTTTTTAACATCAGCATCAACAGAACTAGGAGATGTTATCATATCAATATATGCCTGACCGTAATCAGACGATATTTTTTCATCAAACATCATTTGATTTATAGTAGTAACAACATCAGCTTTCTCATCACCAGTTAATCCTTCAATTCTTTTATCTGCTAAATTCAATGTAAGCTTTGCTTCATTTTCAATCATTAAGAAAGTATTTTCTTTCTCGGCAACTTTCTTATCTTTTTCAATAGTTTTTACTGCTGTTTCCTTAGCTTTCTTATATTCGTCGTCGGGGATTTGATAATCTTCCCTATCATTCGCCAAAAATTGTTCAGGATTTGCGACTGAATCATAATCCGCTTCTGCTTGAAATAATGACGCTTGTGTACTTTTCAATTCTATGTCAGCTACTTCTCTTGTATAAATACCAAGCTCAACGCTTCTTTCCATCTGTTTTTTAAATGTAGCTACTGCTGAAATTTGACTGGCTTCGTCCATCTTAGGATATGAATTAATAAGAACATCTTGATTATATTTATTAAGTGCAATTGTTGAAGCTATCTCTTTACGTCTAAAATCATTTTCAATTCCCCATTTAGTCGCTTGAGCTTGACGATTATAACTCGCCATAAATTCTTCTTTAGCTAACTGACCAGATATATTTCTCGACGCATCAGAACCTATCTTAGCTATTTCTTCGTCATAAACATTAATGTTCATATCGCTATCAGTCTGTGATTGCTGTTTAAGTCCATTAAGCTTTTCAGTAGCAAACGCATTAGCTTCAGTCGTCTGACGAAAATCTTTTATCTGTAATAACCTATCTTGAACTTGCTCGACAGCTTGAATCATGCCAGATTGCGCGCGCTTAGATGATGATATTGAACCACCTCCGGATAACTGAGCACTAGGAGTTTTTATCTGTGCATCGCTTTTATGTTGAGGTATTAAAACCATAATTATCTTCCTTTATATTTCGATATATTACCCAAAATACTTGACCCTATATTTATATACTCATCCATCTGCGCTGATCTTGCTTTCATACTAATCATACTTTGTTGTGTTGAAATAGCACCTACTCCTAAATCAGCATTAATTTCTTCATAAATAACGTCTAATTCGCTTTGCTTCAAACTCTCAGCCATTACAGCAGCTTGACCGCCTTCAATAGCTAATCCGGACTTAGCAAATCTAGATCGTTGAGTGCTAAATAAACTCATAGCTTGCTCTCTGATTTGCTTAATACGTAAACCTGACGCTAGTTTAATAAGTCTTTTATCAAGATCAAGCATCTGAGAATTGAAATTAGCTGTATCACCAATACGTTTAGCATTTATTAAGCCATTTGCAATTTGACCTAAACCACTTACAATTCCACCGTAAGCACCGCTTGATGATTTACTTGCACTACCAGAAGAGGAATTAAACGAACCACCACTTCCCATTGTTCCTCTAATACCAGTAAAACTAGGAGTTGTTGCAGAATAATTTGCCATTAGTTCACCTCAACTTCCGCAATTACACTACGAACGTGCATAGCTAAAGGTTGTTTTTGTTCAATAATAATAGATTTTTCTCTATCCCATCCGCTAGGAAATGTTATTCTTTTTATTCCGCTAAATAAAGGTGGAGATTCATCTGTTTTTTGTGCCGACGTTCTGAATTTAACTTCATCCATCTGATCGTCAGTTCCTACTTTACAACCTAAACTTCTAAGTAAATTAATTGAAACTTCTGATACACGCTTTATTTTACCTTGTGAATTTGATTTACCCGGAGCAGCTTCAAGATCGTTTGTTTTAATGCGTGCGGTATATCCAAGACCAACTGCAATTTGAGAATAAGAATCATTAAGCGTAATAGAGCCACTAGCGACTGTACTTGTAGGATGACCGCCACCATCAGCGCATACTTGCACCTCTTTTCCTTCTAAATGTATTAATCCTGATACAGAACTAAAACATACACGCGCTTCACCGCCACTTGCGTATGCTGTATAAGCTGTCCCATCAACGCTTGTTCCTTCAAGAGTTACGAGTTTAAATGTACCCGACGCAACAGACGAAACAACATATTTTACATTATTAACCTCGGTCATGCCTACAACACCACGTATCTTAATTACATCAAGATTAGAGAAACCATGTGACGCGCTAACGACTTGTAAAGCGTTAGGTGATGTTGTTGTAACGATACTTGTAATTGTTTTAGGAGAATCTATTCTAAGGCCACTATGAACAAAGAACTGATCTTCTTGCTCGTCAAAATCTGGATCAGTCATATACTCAATATATCTTTTTGTTACGCCTCCGATAGTACGTTTAACAATAACCCATACTTCATCATAAGTTAATTTAGGAATTACAGAGACACTTTCATATTCTCCGTCGGTATTATGTAAAGTCCACGCCTGAACATTCTCATTAGGATCAACTGTAAACACCGCAAGTTTCCCATCGTCACGTACACACCATAAAATATTGTTAGGTGACTGCTGATACGCCATATCAATAATACCGCTATCAGTAATATGTTCACTCATCCTCGTCGCCATTTTAGATTGATAACTGTCACTTTCAAGAGTATAAACATATTCACGCATAATACGTCCATACTTCTGCCAATAAAATACGGACTCTCCTATCATCTGAGGCATTACATTAGGTTTAACGCCATAACTAGATTTCTTTTTAGCTCGTCCTGTTGTTGGAGTTAAAGCAATGCTATCACTTCCAGTACCAAAAACAGTTATCCCTCCTGCTGTTCCTATCAAAATTTCACTTGCTGGATATAACCATTCAACATCTTCATTCTTATTCGTATCAGCTTTTGCAGTCATTGCGTCTGTATCTTCATTGCCAACTTCAAACGTATCATACGCACCAGTAACAGAAGGCCATGACGTTTGTGGTTCTGATTTTGTATATCCATAAATAAGTCTATTCTCTTTAATTGTAGATGCTTTAGGATAGCCTCGATAACCACTCCATGAAGGTTCTGACCAGTCGGTATTAGCCGACGAGCTAGGTAATGTTCCTTCATAAAGAACTGTCGCTGTTGCTACTGTTTTAAGTCCACCTGATGATACTGAAACTATTTGAGCGTAACCATGTGATCCTGTTATCGGCCCAATAGCCCAAATAGACCCAACGTGCGATTCATCAAATAACGACGCGCCAGAAGATGTTAATACAACGCTTCCTGTCATAGCTGATGGTGTTATTGTAGTATCAGTAATATTAGACTTCATTAACGCAGGACGAGCTTCATTAACTGCATAATTAATCTGAGATAACGCCCACGTTGCATTACCTAACCTTTTTAAAACTGATTGAGGAATTGTATCATGTGTTATATATAATAAATCATTCTTCTGAGAAAATTGAAGTTCACGCAAAATACTTGAAGGATAACTTGTCGCAATTTCATAAGTACTCACACCACTTAATATCTGACCTTCATCAGTATAAAATCTCATATAGTTATTACCAAGTTCAATTTGATATGCTTGATCGTCTGAGAATACAAAGTCTTTTAATATCGTAACAGCGTCGGAGTCTTTAACTTCATTAACAAAATAAGTTCCGGGTGCTTTCTTTGCGCCACCATATACCTCAACAATAACATTTCTTAACTCTTGTGCAGACTGGTAATATTGTAGAAGTTCTGTTCTTCCATATAACTTAGGGCTTAATTCACCTGCAACAAAAGAATTTATGATTTGTGATGAGTTCATAATCGAGAGTTCATCCATTTATCATTTGTAAAATCGTCAGGAGTTACCTCTTGACCATTCATTGACTTAGCATAATTTAATTTAGATGTAAACTCTTGCCACATAAATTCAACCATATTAGATTTACCTGTAATAGCAAACCACGTTTCAGCTTTAAGACGTGCTATAAACGCTGCTACAAAAGAAGAATCCCATGTATTAGGATCATCATTATAAAAAATGTATTCAATCTTAACGGCATCAGAATTAGAGTATAATTTCTTACCTTTAATCTTATGCCCATAATCAGGATAAACGTCTGTATCTAATAATTTAATGAAGTCCGGTGGTAAAGTAAACATATAAGTAAAATCATCTGTTAGAATAGGGGATGCAGCTAATCGTGAAAGAGTTGCTTCTTTCTTAGCAAAACTCCACGGGTGCATACGTAATGTATCTTTAAGACAAATAGGCCATGCTATCGTCATTCTACGAGCGTTCTCTTGATCTTCAGACATTGCTTCTATTCTTACTGCACCAGAACCTAACAACGCCATATTAACAACTTCAACTTGACTAGGCATATCTAACTCCTTAGAAAAGGGGGCTTTTAACCCCCTTAGATTTACGCTTTTGTTACAAATGCAACTGCAACTTTAATCGTACCACTAGCAGCCGTAGCTCCTGACGTAGTAATAACTAAAGTCTGACCATCACCGCTTTCAATTTCAAACCCTAAAGATGCGGCAACGCCATCATCAATAAAGTTTTTCTTATCAGCAGAAGTACAATCAACGCTTTCCATGAACTCATCAGCATCCGCAGAAGTACCAAACTCTAAATGACAATCTCCTGCTAACGCATCATGGTCAATAATCCAATTAACAATCCGAGCTTCAGCTGGTAAGTCTTGACCAAACAACTTAATAACTGAATCTCCTGCAAGCGACGCGGCTTCATAAGAATCATAAAGCCACCGCACTTTTCCGCTTAGAACTTCAGGCTCAATAGTATTAACTTGAGCTGCTCTTTTAAGCGTTCTATTTACTCCATAAACATCTGCCATAACATGACCTCCTTATTGATTAATTAAGTTTTATTCAGAACATTGAACAAGTACAACCTTCTCTTCCTCAAGACGAGTTGAACCGTAAGACTGTCCAGCGTATACTTGAGCCGAGAAATGCTTTGCAGCTAGAATATCAATAGATGCAAGTAAATCTAGCCAAATACCTAACACAACACCCGTCTTATGGTATGCTGCACAATTACGTACTCCACTAGAAAACTCAGGAAGGCGTTCTGTTTGAACAAAATTAAACCCAACAAGAGTGCCGGGGTTTCCGTTTACTAACGCTTTAATCTGTGCATAATCAGCACTTGTTACTTGTTCAATAGCTAACAAGTCCTCAATCTGCTCTGCCGATACAGCGAAAGACCGATTATCAGACATAACTTCATTTGCGTCTAATTTCTTCTTTGCTTGTCGAATCTTTGTCATATTCAAACCAACTGAACTATGAACAATGATCTGAGCTGATGGCATTGTATTTGAAGTCGTACCAGCTTTACCTGAATACGCTGTGGCTGAAAAAGCAGCACAAACTTGCGTGTCTTTAGCCCTTGCTAAAGCAAACGCATTATTCTGAACGATTTCACTCGTAGGGTCTTTCAACATCTGAATCTTATCCATCTTATCAACTAACGGTGCTCTGTAGTAATAAGTAGGAATGATTTTTCTACGATCATACTGCGGATCGTCGTTAACAACTTCTTGATTACGAGCAGTTTTAACTCTCGCATCTTCTGACGCTAACTGATCCTGAAACGACTGTTCACCAGAAGCATCAGGTTTCTGATAAACGGTTGGAGCGACTTTCACCATCGTCTGTTGAACTAAATGTTGAATATTGTCGCTATACTGATTTTTTAACGCTTGATCTACTGCGGCCATTATTAACCTCCATTGTTAAATTAAACCAAATTTTAGCTTCGGTTATCCTTAACGGGCCTTTGCTTCGTACTACTTATTCAGGCCTCAATAGAGGTTATCTGCCTACATAATGCGTTGTGGGGAATTAACCTTATCCAGTCTGCATTTTATACAAATCGCTAAGTTTGTCAGTCCAGAATTTATGTTGTGGATGACCTCCATCATTCAACTCAACGGATCTTTCTGCTCTAATTGACGCTATTTCTAAACCAGCAGCTTCAGGAGTTAATACTTTCCCTGTCATGCCAGTCTTGATTAATTGCTCTTCTGAAAACTCTTTACCGACTGTTGCTAACAATTCAATAACAGCAGGGTCATTTCCATACTTATTAACAATATCTTGAGCGTTCTCTCCACCAAACGACTCAATCATGCTATTAGCTAACTTAGCGTTGTTATCATACGCTAATCCCCACTTCGTGCGAAGTTCAAGACTTGCATTATTAAAATCATCTTCTTTTTGTTTGTTCTGTAATTCTGAACCTTTTGTAACAAGATTGCCTAACTCATTCATCATAAACTGATAATGAGCAGGTAAAACACCAGCTTCACGCGCTCTTGTTTTTAAAGCGGCTTCAAGTTCAGGTTGAATTGCCATACCTTCAGGCAGCTTAAAATCTGCTGATACTCGATAATCCTTTGAATCTGCCGGTGCGCCTAACTGCGTCATAACACGCTGTAACTCTCCTGCTTCATAATTACCGCTTGCGTCTTTCTTCGGCATAGCGATTTTCTCATGTCCAACGAGCTTTTCAAGGTCGTTATAACTTGAAATTACATCTGCTGACGACTTCCATCCTTTTACATCAACGACTGCCTTGTGTTCAGGTGTCATATCTGATCCCCACTCTGGCGCTGCCGGTGGTGCTGGCGGTGCTGGTGGATCTACTTCTCCCCTATTATTTCTCAATAATCTAAACATTTGCTTCTCCTTTTGGACTCTCGTTTCCCTTTCGGACTCGAGTTACCCAGTTATTAAATACTTCATTTAATCTATCAAAAAAAGGCGTTTCAATTATTACCTCTGCCTTTGGAACGAAATTAGGTTTGTTAATATTAGGATACGGTATAGGTACAGGGTTATGCTTACGTCGCCATCTACTCCTACCATTTAGCTTTTCTTCTCTACCCATTAGTTAATTCCTTTACTATTTCTGATATATCACGATTAATTAAATTTACAATATGAGCGTAGATACTACGCCTACCTTCATTAAATGCCATCTTATGAGGCATATCATCATACGTTGTTATCTTATTAAAACAACGTAACGCTAAATCTTCCAACACCGCTTCACCATCAAGTGTGTTAAACACCCTCATATAAAGCTGTTGACGTTCTGATAACTGTTTTTGTATTTCATGTTTTTGTATTTTATCTTGCTTTGAAAAGTTATCAAACATTCTCTGCCTCCGCTAATACTTTATCTGTTTCCGCGCCAATCTTTGCTGACTGTGCGCCTTGATCTAACATCGCCATTTGAGCTTGTGCTTGTTGCTGTTGAGCGCGACCATCGCGTAACTCTTCAACTTCAGCATCATCACGTATGACTTGAGGAGCAATATTTGTTATATTAGAGACATAATCAGTAGCTTCATCAAGATTCAACTTATCTAATACTTCAGGATATTGACCTGACGCTAATTGAAGTTCAGCGAAACTACCAATAACCGCCATAGCATCATTAAGATTCTGTAACTCTAAATGTTTCTGAGCACGTGCTAACGGCGATACATATTCAATAATATACTCTTGTCCTTTTAATTCAGGAGGCAACGGAGGTAGCTTATTATTTTTGGCAGCGATGGCGTATAAACGCTGAATGAGAGGACTCAGCTTTTCACGCATAATATTACCAACTGCTGAACCTAACATCTGCATACGCTGATTATTAGCAATGCTTACCTCTGTTGCCGTTCTGTTACCGACCTGTGGGGAGGACAGGAATAAATCATTATAAAATGTCTGTTGAATCGTTGTCTTTTTATATTCTAGATAATCAACAGCAGTTTGAGTTCGTGAACCCATCATAATAGGAGTGATATGTTCGTTAGGAAAACCTACATTTTTAATGTTCTTACCGCGCGGATTGAAATTATAAGGACGTAAAAACGCTTCATCAGGTATCTCAACAGGTGGTGCAATCTCAAGCTGTGCGCCTATGATAGTCGTATATTCAATTTGATTAAGCATCTGTACGTCCGGCAATACATTCATCATCGGAGAATAACCATAAGGCGATCCTTTAGCTACTGCAAAACGTGATACGAAGAAAGGAAACTCTCTGAATCCACCTTCACGAACAACTTTCTTTACATTACGTTCAATCCATAACGCTGCAAACGGCATATTCTTAGATGTTTTCTTTGATTGGTCATAAACACCGCGTGGATATACACAAAACAAAAACTTATATTTCTTTGAGAAATCACTCTTAGTAAATGATTTCTGAACTTCATCGCTTAACTTATCATATCCAAACTTCTCAACTGCTTGTGCAGCATCAAAATCATATTCAATATATGCCGTTCTAACACGACGTGATGAATCTTCCATGATAATAACATTCTCAATATTAAGATCATGTAAACGTATATCGTCAACGTCATCATCTTCACCGTAAAGAATATCAGTACCAATCGAACCGAGTGTTAAATACCCTTCAACGTCCTCTTGATAGAAATTAGATGAGTTTATCATCGCATACAATACATCTTCAGTATCACGTAAATACTGTAATACGTTCTGACGAGTCATATAATTACGATCTTTAATTGCTACTGTAAACCATTTCGTTTGTGGGCTTGACATATACGCTTGCATACCAGCAGCGAAATAAGCGTTTGAAAGTATCGCTGTTGAATCATAAATATCTGTTGGTATTCTAGCACCGGGAGTTTTAATACGTGATATGTAAGCTTTACGTGGTAAGGAATAATACATTAAATCTTGAAAGTATTGATCTAATACAGCACGATTACCTTTCTCAGTATCGTAAATTCTAATGTGCTTTTCAGCTACGGTTTCCGGCATACTATCCTCCTAAGAGTGTTGAACGTCCGGTTACCGCTTCATCCTGCACGCCTAATGGTGAGGTAAGAATCGACCTTGTTTGTGCTAATCTAAATTTCTTGAGTTTCTTTGATGCTGCTTCTGCGGCTTGTGACTCTGCTAATGCAGCTTTCTTTTCTGCTCCTGCTATCTCTGCGGCGCGTGCTGCGAGTGCTGACTTTTGTGATTTGCGAGCTTGATGCGCTGATGATGCTGTGACACCGACTGTTGCTACGCCAGCGATTAAGATAGCTGTTGCTGTTGTTATCACGCCTTCATTAGATGTCGCTACTCTATGAAACATTGACCTCATAATATCCTCACAATGCTTTTATGTAATGAATTTCCATTGGCTTATAATTCATTCTTTTATAAAACCTCGCTAGCTTTTCAGCTTTTGAGTTAGCCATGTTTGCCATAACAATATGTGATACACCACAATCTTTAAGTATACTTTCAGCAAACTTTAACAATCCAATACCATGAAAACGATGAACTTTTGAAAAGAACCAAACTTGCTCTTGATAAATAGGTGTGTTAAATGAAGGCGAACCAATGATATCTCCAGCTAACACACCGACAATTTTGCCATCCTTCTCAGCTACAAATGATGTTTCAACGTAATGACCTGCTACCTTTTTAATGAATTTAATGTTTAAATCAACATCATACTCGTCAAGGCTTTCCTTAACAAACTCATTAAAGAGATCAAACAACATCTCCAAATCCTTTTGCTCCATCATTCTAAACGTCATTCAATCCTCCATCTATTAATATAATAACAAAAACGTATCTTTTCAAGACAAAACTCACTTATTTAAAATTAAGCGGATTACTCTGCTTAACTTCTTCCAAAGGTGACAAC